TGCTTGCACCAGCAGAAGATATTCCTGAGTATGAGAATGCTTACATTCAAACATTACCTGCAGGTGAATTTAAAACACTAATGACTGATAACAATGAACAGATTAACAGTCGTGACTTGGCACCAAGTATGATACCAGAACATGAGATGTTTGGTGAAGAAGAAGATGAACAACAAACAGACAATGGTGATGGCGTTGCTGAGAATGGTAACAATTCAAGCATCCTAGGTGGTGCCGGCACTCCTATCACACAACTTGGTGTTACTCCATACGTGCAACAAGTAGCCCCAATCTTGTTGAACACAATGAATACCGGTCGCTAATTTATATATTAGCAACCAAAGTATAAATACTTTATACAAACTCGTTTGTTACGTTATAACTAAGGAACTAATTAATAATGGATCAAAATTCAAATTTCGTTGGCAACGACCAAGCCCCTGGTGCTATTCAGGCTGATGTAAGTCAGGAAAATAGTGAGCAAAACGTTAACCCTGGTGCTATTCGTAAAAGCACGACTCAGAGTTTGCTAAACGCATTATCAAACGCAAGCGGAACACAATTCCAAAGCGTTGAAGATGCATTAGCATACATGGCTAGAGTAGGGGCTCAAAACTCCGGTGGCTCCGCACAGCCTATGGTGGATACTAGACAACCGCAACAACCTGGTAGAGTCACGACAAATGACCTTCATGAGCAGTTTCAGAAACTTCAAAACGATTTGTCCGTAAAGGAACAAAGACTACGTGAGAAGGAACTTGATTCTGATATTCAGAGGGCAATGGGCGATAGATTCGATATAGACCTTATGGACTACGCATTAACGAAAGTCAAGTCAAACATTCAATGGAATCAAGACGGCACTTACGCAATCGTAAACAACAAAGGTCAAGAGCGTTATGGTAGTGATGGTATGCCACTTACAATTCAGGGTTTAGTTACAGAAGTTTCACAGGGTAATCCTAAACTTCTAAAGCAGAGTCAACTAAATTCTGGATCTGGTTTAAGACCTGGCATGGGATCTTTCACTGGTGCAGTAGACGAGTCTATACCAGATTATTCACGTGACCCCGCGGCATTTAATGCATGGGCAAGCAAGAATGGATTTGGTAAAAAAGTAGGACTCAAAGGTCTAGGTGTAACAGCGTCAGTCGCAAGTTCAAGTCGTAAAGTACTCTGATTGCCAACAAATTTTAATTAAAGGAAAATATCATGGCTTACGTTCTCGGCGGTGCAAATAATGAAGCAGACGGCTTCACTAAAGCAATTTCAAACTTCGCATTACGTGCAATGCACGAATCTACTGGTCTAGTTACAATGACTAACGTTGTTACCCCTACACAAGGTAATGAGTTCTTAGTTCCTAACTTTGCACCAATCACATATCAAGACTACAATGCTAACGGCACTGGTGGTACATATGGTACAGGTAACGCTGTTGTTCAGAACCCTGCATTGGGTCAAGGTTCTATCACTGCTACTCCAGCAGTTGCACAAACAGCATTCGACATCTTCTACGGATGGACAACATCATTCCAATTGGCTGCTACTCTTGGCGCTGAATTGGGTGAGTCATTCGCTGAAAAAGTTGATCAGCGTGTTACTAAGGCATTCTTGTCTTTCAAAGCAACTCCAGGCAACACATTCTACACAGCAACTCCTGCTGACGGATTCCCACGTGTCTTAGAATTAGGCGCTATGGAATTGACCGCGGCTGGTTGGACTGGTGGAACACAAACACAAGGCTTTACTGCTAACAGCGTATTGCAAACAATTCGTAACGTTAAGCAAAACTTTAAAGTCGCACGTATGCCTGGTACTCCAGTTATCGTTCTTGACAGTAACGGTGATGCCGCAACAGTTACAGCAACTCCAGCAGGTCAGAATGGTTCTTCATTGAATCGTCTTCTTGCTGAATTGACTGGTGGCGCTGTTTCTCAATCAGGTGGTAGTAACCTATCTGCATTGGGTAACGAATTGCTAGCAACAGGTCGTATCGAGTCTGTATATGGCTGTATGGTTATGTTCACTACATTCTTGCAAGCAACAACACGTACTGTATTTGGTTCCGCTGGTCAAAACGTACTAGTCGGTGCATACTTCGGTGACAGTGCATTGTTCACTGTTATGAAAGAAGGATTGCAGTTGAAGTCAGGTGAAGTTCCTGGTGGTCTACAAATTTGGTTGACTGGTGTTGGATACTTCGGTTCTGGCGTTGGTGACTTACGTCGTGGTGGCGCAATCAACATTCAACAGGCCTAATATTGAAATGAGAGAGTGGCAACACTCTCTCAATTGTCTAGGAAAAATATAATATGTCAGTACCATATCAAAGAATCTCAAATGCAACAGTAGCAGATATTGCCTTTTACGATCCGGCAGCGGAGCGTAGAGCGGCAGCATTGAACGTTGATTGGGCTCCATACTTTAAAGTCGGTTCACAAGAGTGGCTTTACAAGTTAGAATTTGGATGGTGGCAGAAATACTGCGACACCGTTCTTGGTGCTTACTATTATGCGAATCTGCCTAATGGACAATTGATATCAAGTTTTAATCCAAGTTTGCTCATCAAAAATGATCAGACACTAATTCGATTAGATACGTTTGGGGCTATCTTAGTTTTCTATGAAAGCCTAGTAACAGATGTATCTAACATGAACGAGGTTGATATGCAAAACTATGAGTTTGCACAGAAACGTTGTGAAACCGAATGGACTAAAGCGTTGCAACTTATGAACTTCTATGATTTAAATCAAGATAATCCTAACGGACCAACGACAAAACTTGAAGAAAATTGGACAGCAGACGTTGATTACTTCAACGGCGACAGGAGATATTTCTAATGGCTATAGCACAAGTAACTGTATTAAACGCACCATTGATTACAACGAAAGAAATAATCGATGTGCTAAGATTGACAATTCCTTCAAAATGGAATGTACCAATCTATGACGACTTCCCTAGCGATAGTGATGTAGTTCGTTATGGCGTTTATGTAAGTGATGTGCATACCGTAGAAAGAAGCGTAAACCAATTGGCGATAACTTATTGTGGATATATCTACAATGCTGTGGATCAGTTTAGTGTGACTTATATAAGTTTTCAAGACGATCCATACAATATTCAGTTAAACGCTATCATTGCAAATCTAGTTACTGATTCAGTAGATGGAAAGCAATTGATGGATGGATATTTTCAAAGAACATTTACGCAGGAACTAATATATGGTCCTACTCAAGCAGAGCGTCATACCTGGACATTTCAAATGACCCGAATGGAATTTAACACTTAAAGCCACAACAAAGGAGAACTAAAATGGCAAGAATTACCGTAAACGAAACTGGTTCACAACCAATAATTCAGATCAGCACTAACGTAGCAAACGTGCAAACAAGCCCACTAGGTGTGATCTGTTTACAAGATATCACTATTACAAATAGCACCGGTGTATATTCATACACTGACTTCTGTAATACTGACATGCAAAAACTACCTACACCGGCAGACAACGAAATCACTACCAACATCGTTATTGATGATGAAGTATGGTTTGGTAACGCTAGTCTTGGTAACACAACAGCAGGTTACTTTGGTCTATCCGATCTAAGTATCAACAAGACTCCATTGAGTTTCAAGATATTTTGGAATGGTAACGCAAACGGTGCTTACTACACAGAAGGTACAGGCTTTATCACAAGTCTTGCACCTACTGTTAACCCAGAAGCACCCGTTTGGGTATCACCCGTCACTATTGCAGTCGACGGTTCAATGACTAACGGTACTGTTTAATCAGTAATGAGAAGGGGACTTAAAATGTCCCTTTCCCTTTAATGAAAGTAACAAATGATTAAAGAACAAATCTGGTTAAAAACCAATGAAGAAAAATTGCGTAGTCTTATTGCAGATGAAGCAAAGACAATGCCAATGTTAGACAACATGATGGCAACGTGCAAACAATTAAAAGCAAAACAAACATTTCGTTTAGCACTTCTTAATCAACTACTAGAAGAACTAGACGATAACAACTAAATACAATACAACAATTTAAAAGGAAAATAAATGAAACTCTCACAACTCTCAGCAAAACCCCAACTAATCGAAATTTCTATTGATGATGAAGAAACCATCAAAGAGTTCGGCGAAGCCATTTCGTTCTACACATGGGATCGTCAACCAATGGAAATATTTTTGAAATTGGCAAACATGACCTCTAACGATACTGGTAACATTATTGGCATAGTACGTACATTAATACTTGATGAAGCCGGTGCGCAAATTCTTAAAGACGATGCGATGCTACCAACTCATGTATTGATGAAGGCAATTACAAAGGTGACTGATATCTTGGGAAAGTAACTAATGACAATATTGACCCTAAGTCTGAAAAGATGATGTCAATATTAATGATTGATTCACTAGGTAAACGTTATGGATTGTTACCCAGTGAAGCATTAAATAGAAGTAACACATTTGATTTGTATATTATGGATGCGGCACTAACCTTTGAAAACTATCAGCACAAGAAGGCTATGAATGGTGGCAAAGATCCTATCCCTGATTACACTTCAGATGAGTTACTAGCATTGATGAGCAAAGTCAAGGGTCAATAATGTCAGTTACACTAACAGTCAATACAATGTCTGCGTCATTAAAGCGTATTCAACGCAAACTAGATAAAGTGCCAAAAGAGGCATACAAAGAGTTTGTTAAGAATACGCCTGTTAAAACCGGTAATGCAAGAAGAAACACTAAACTTAGAGGTAATACTATCGAAGCCAAGTATCAGTATGCACAAGTGTTAGACAAAGGTAGACACATGACACCTCGAGGTCTGCGCGGTAGTGAGCAAGCACCACAAGGTATGAGTAAGCCTACAGAAGAATTCATACAAAAAAGAATAACACAGATAATAAAGGCAAAGTAACATGTCAGATTTAGCATTCCGCGGCACCTTCGAAGACAGAATTAGCCCCGCGCTTAAAAAAATAGAAGGAAATGTCGAAAAACTCAACAATAAATTTGTCGGCTTAAAATCTGCACTTGCCGGATTAGCAATTGGCGCCGCTATCAGAAATGTTATTAATCTTGCAGACGGCATCCAAGACGTAAGCGATGCTACTGGTATGGCTGTACAAAATGTATTGGGATTTCAACAAGCAGTTCAATTGAATGGTGGCACAGCAGAACAAGCAACACAATCAATATATAAGTTAACTCAATCTATAGGTGATGCAGCCGCTGGCGGCAAAAAAACGCAAGAAGCATTTGGTGAAGTTGGCGTAACATTACAAGACTTAGCCACACTAAGCGAACAAGACATTCTTGCTAAAACAATACAAGGTTTGGCTAAGATAGATGACGCCGGTAAACGTGCAGTCTTAACCACAGATTTGTTAGGTAAGAGTTTCCGTGGTGTTAACGTTCAAGGCGTTGCTGGTCAATTAGCCGCAGCAACGGCTAGTAGTTTGCAATATGCTAAAGCAGTACAGCAAACAGCAGAAATGCAAAACAAACTTGACATTGCTGTACAAAAATTACAATTAAGTTTATTAAAAGCAATACAACCATTAGTCGAACTCGTCAATAAAATGGATGACGAAAAAGTTGGCAATATGATTGAAGCAATTGTTAAACTTGGCGCGGCAATTGCTGCCTTGGCTGCTAGTTTATACATTATTGAAAGACTAGGAAAAGGTTTAT